AATGTAACAGTGCCTGTTCCAGTTGTCGAAGTTGTTTCTTTGACTCTGTCGTTAATAACGAACACCATAAAGCTACCTCTATGATATTCTTAATATTGCATTCGCTGATGTAAACGCTGGAAATATAATTGTAAATGTTCCAGCTGTTGCTGTTTTATCACCACCAAAATCTAGAACGCAAACTGATTTGTTAGAAGCTGATGTATTATAAATTAAAGCTCATCTTGCAGTTAATGTAACGCCAGTAAATGATAAGTCTGCAAAATCTACGATTGCAACACTTGTATCTAATGATGTTTGTTGTCCAGTTAGTGTACCACCTCCAGCTGTATACTGACCAGTGTTCGCAACTTCATTTGTTGAAGTGTAAACAGTTGTTGAAGAATCTAGAGTTGCTGCAGAAGTGTAAAGAGCTAGTTTAAAAACATTTCCTGTAGCAGCAGTAAAATTATGCTGACCTTGTAGAAGTTGTCCTTTAAACGAATTTGCAACTGCTTGTGTTATAGCCATATTAACTCCTAATTATATTATCCTTGTTTTTGAATCTGAGGTGAACCTTCTTGAAATTCATCTCGTCTTCTTCTTCCCATTTGTTCAATAGAGAATCCTTGTAACGCTGACTGATACTTTTGTTCGTAAAATTGTATCATGTCTGCCGGACCCTTTAAAAAACCGTAAGCCTCAACAAGGCACGCATATAACAAGCCAGAGGGAAATTGCTGACTTAAATATGTTGTAGCAACATTACTAGATAATCCTGCTGGTTTCAAGGTATAATTTAATTGCATGGTATATGTCAAGTCTGGAATTGGGGCTAATACAATATTAGATTCATCCCAATAACTAAAATATTTAGGCAATCCTTGAGCATTAGTAGCATTATATTCATTAATAAAGCCAGTATCTCTATATTCTATAATGGCATTACTACTATAAACTGCTGATGGAATAATTTGAGCTTCTCTAATAATTAAAGTTTGATCTGTAAGTAATGGAGTGCTGACATAAGGTTGACCTGCAATAATAGTTGCTGTTGCATATTTTCTATTGTTATCAGAATCTACATCTCTTTGAATTCTCCATTCAGCATCCTCTATAAATCCATTTACAATCGTTGCTGTAAATACGTTAGAATCAACTTCTGTGTAATCTCTAATTTTTTGAACAAGTTCTGTATATGTCATATTAAGCCTGTAATGTAACTGGACCTGCAGAACATTCTGCTCCACCACCAGATATATTTCCTGTTGTTGCTGTACTTGTACTTAAGAAATAAAAATAATTCAATGGGTCACTAACAATACCAGATGAATCTATTTTTCCAACTGTAATTGTAAATCCATTTGCATTTGAAATATCAGTCACATTATCAAAAGATGGAACATCTCTAAATGAAGTCTCGCGCGCGGGCGTGCCCGGGATCAATACTTCTGGTGGTCCTCTGAATCTTACAACGTTACCAGTAGATCTTCCATGATCTTCTGAATAAACATTGATGTAAGTAGAACCTGCATATTTAATTGTAGTAAATGGATCTGGTGTTAATTCAATAATGACAGGTGGTTCTATTCTATCAGGATGAGCGTATTGTAATCCTTCAGGATCAGCGTTATGTGGTTTTGGTTCAAGTTGTGGATGCTTTGGCTCATATTCAGTTATGTGAACCCATGATCCATTCCATTCTTGTACCATTTCAGTGTATGGAAATCTTTGACCAGATCGGTCAGAAATCATATATGAATATTTTCCTCTAGATAGATTAGACATTTGGATAATAAGTTTTTGGTGTTATAAATGAACTTGAAGAAGAGCCATCAGTTTCTAATGCTCTTTTTAATTCATCTTCGTATAATAATCTTAACTCTTGTGTTCTTTGTGGAGCAAGTTTTAATGATACATAATAAGCAAGTCCCGCGCACATGCATGGAACAAATCTGTATGGAACATCAGTTGCGTTTGTATAAGCTCCAACGTCTTGAATTCTTTTTGCATAATAATATTGAATCACATTATTCACCTGATCTGTTCCCGGTGTTAAATATAAAGTGATTGTAATTTTATCTATAAATCTTTGAACCCAATATTGAGTTGGTTGACCTTCTGAAAATTTTGAAGATAGTGAGTTATAAGTTGATCTATCTATTTTAGTTAATGGAAAATCTGCAACAGGAACTTGTTGTGTATTTCTATATGATGCTTCATAAATATCATCAGGTCCATAAGTAATAGAATTATAATCATATACTGCAGTATTATCTGCATGACTTGCAGCTGTTGTACTATTAGCACCTCTCGTGCAACCTGTTATTGTATTAGCATCAGTATCAGTTCCTGTGTAAGTAATTTGCTCACTTCCTATTAATAAAGTTCCAGATGTTGGAAATTGCCAAACAGAATCTAATGTAATAGTTGTAACGGATGCATTAATTGCACCATTTAAATAACTAAAAGTACCATCAGAAGTTCCATCTCCTGTTGATCTGTAAATGGTATAAACACTTTGATTGTTTACCATTGAAATAGTATTACTTGCTACTTCCCAATAATGAAGGCCTCTGTTTGCCCATTCTTGGAACATTATATTTAGAGATCGTCTTGTTGATTCTAAATCTTGTCCTGTTCTTGGCGCAGACATGCCAATTCTTTCGTAAGCCTCTTCTATAATTTTATCTATATAAAAGGTCTTTTCAAAAGTTGTTGTTCCAGAAGTAGTGTTAGCCATCTAACTTCTCCTTATGGTGTTAAGCCTGGACCAGAATATTTATCTGTTAGTAAAGTAACTGCTGCAACATTTGTTAATGTTGAAACATAAATTCCTTTTGGAAATAAAATTCCATCTTCAGGAAAACTAAAATTAATAACATCTCCTGCAGGAACATCTGCAATAAACAAAGTTGAACCTGTTTGACTTGTTGTTTTTAAATCAACAACACCAACAGTAGTTGAACTACCCGATGCAATAATAATTCCTCTTAGTCTTACAGGAGGAGCTACAATCGCACTAGAAGTAGTTGTTGTTTACTTGCACATATAACCGGTTTTACATCTGACTTCATATTTTTTCTCCTTATATTAAGGAGCCCTTTCGAGCTCCTTAAATTAATTTATTATAGTGCCGCTAATGCTGCATTTTGACTATAAGTTACAACAATTCTTGCTTTACCTGCTGTTGCAGAGTTAGCAACTGTTATTCCATATAATTCAACATCAGAAGTACCTACAGTTCTCCATGCACCTGCGCTTGCTGGTAACATAGAAGCTCCAGTTGCAGTTGCTGATATAGCAGTTGCTGCAGCTATGTCTGTAGCACTTCCTGAACTTTTACCAACAGCAATTGTAGTTGTGTTAGAAGCAGTAAAAAGTGATTCTACTTGAATTGACACACTAATGATTTGACTGTTTGCAGGAATTATAATTCCAAGTGCAGTAGCAGTTGTTGTTGCATGTGTTAGTGCAACAGTTGATGATTGAGTTAATACAACTGGTCCAATGTTTTTAACATTTGTTCCAAGTGTAGTTCCTGTTGTATCAAAAATATTTCCAGCTCTAATTGGGCCAGAAAAAGTTGTATTTGCCATAAGTTTATTCTCCTAGTTATTCCAATATCGTCTCTAGGCTGTCGACTATACTGCGTCGATATTAGAAAGTTAGTGTATAGTAATTAAAATATAGCTTAATTTATTGAATAGCGCAAGGGGTACCTGCATCGAAAATCTACTTTTCGGATATAAATAGCTAGTTTAGCTAGCTACAGAAAACTCAGGAGCAGCTAACTCTACTTTAATTTGTCTATGAGCCATTTCAGCTTCAGACATTTTAATCTGGTTAATGATCTCTTTTATCTTCTCGTCGATCCTAACCATATCAAGAGTGTATTTACCCTCTTGAATGTAGTGTTGCTCCCAATCAAGTTCTAACAACCTTTTCTTCGTGTAAAGGTCTTGAACTGATATCATCTACAACCTCCTCATAGGTTATCCAGCATTTATCCTTAGCAAAGGATCTCATGCTGTCTTTTAGTAATATACCTTTTTTTCCTATTTTGTCAAGGATAGCTTGTTCTATACTTTCTGCACTATCTTCTGCTTCAATGTTAAAATCAGCCATGTGACCATACGCTCTGATTTTTACTTGAAACTTTTTTGTCATAATTCTGTCTTTCTATCAGATTTGAAGGGCCTCATAAAGAGGCCCCACAAATAAAAAATGCTTATATATTAAGCACCTGGTGAGCCAAACAAACCTCTAGGGTCAGACCAGCCGAAGCTGTATCTTTCTCTAGCTTTGTATCTAACGTTACCAGTATCAAAATCACCTTCCATAGCAGTTTTGATAGGTGCTCTTACGAACATCTTCATACCGTTTGGAACGTCAGTTTTGATAAAGAACGCATCAGTATCAGTTAAGAAATTGTTAACCACATAACCTTGTGGAACCATTCCCATTGATCTAATTGCGTTTGTATCGTTATCAGCAGTACCAGTTCTTAACGCTGATTTCATTAATCTTTCCGCAGTGAATTGTAATTCTTTTGGAATGATTAATTTAACACCTTGAGCTGCAATTTTTAAACCACGCTCATCTGTGAACGCATTGATATCAATCAATGATTGTTCAAGAGAAGTTTCATTTAAGTCAGCTTGAGTTGCTAGCGTGTTGCTGAATGAACCAGCAATAGTTGGGTGAGAAGAGTTTATTAAAGAAACTCCGTCGCCACCAACGTATGATGAACTAAACGCATTGTTTAGTACATTCGCTGCAGTTACCTGCTTAGTGTTTGCCATAGATCTTGCTAATGCTTTTGTATATCTAGACGCAAGTCTGTCATACAAGTTGTCCTCGATCGCTTCTTCAGTGATCGCGAAAGCAAGAGCTACAGTGTTATGAGTGTATCTAGCAGTGAAAGTTTCTTGCGCATTGTCAAATACAACTGCAGATCCTTCCGGCTTGATTTCCGCGTTAGCGAATCCAGATAACATTACTTCCTCTTCGAAAGCTCTGTCTGAAGTCTCTACATCGAAAATTTCAAGATGCTGATTCTCGTATCTTTTATATTCCAGGCCGAATAGTGCATTCAATCCTGGCTCTAGTTCTTTAACTAGTTGTCCTCGTGATATAGCCATAATTTATCTCCTATTATATGCCTGTAAATTGTTTATAGAAATGATTGTTAACGATAGCAGTTACTACTACGTTTGTAGCGTAAGTTGTAGCGTCAATCTTTTCATTATTGAAACCTTTACGGATTCCAATGATACGTAACTGACTAGAAGTCGTTACACCTACGTTATCAGTATCAATCTCAACTTTAGAAACATAGTTTGCTGATGAACCAGCTGTGTAAACTATATTTGCGTTTAAGAAGATATCTGCAATCGGTAGATCCGAACTAGCTTGTATCTCGTATCTCTCATAAGGGTCGTCCGTCACGAAACCAACAATGTCAGAAGCTGTATTAGAAGCTGCTAAATTGTTCGCCCATGTCGGCTTTATAGTTGAAGTATTAGTATAGAATACTCCGTTTAGTGAACCCAATATTTGCACGTTAGTTGTAGCAACTACACCAATGTATCCAGTGTTCAATGCTTGTACTGGATCGTTTTGATATATTGCTGAACTATTCGCCGCAATATTATATTCACTTAAACCTTGAGCATCTCTATTCTGTCCAACTTTGCCTATTGGTAATAAACCAAAGGCTGCGTCTGCGTTAGCCATAGTTTTTTCCTTGTTTAAGTTTGTTTAATCCGTTGGTATTACCAAAAAATTACTTTTTGTTCGTACCACCGAAAGTTACACGAGTC